CAAAAGACCCGATTCTAACACCAGAACAAAAGAAGAGATATATTGAATCGATTGCAAAATTCAATGAGTATGGTGATTCGATTTATCGTGGTGGTGATTTGAAAAAAGTTTACAAGGAAATTAAAGAGGCAGTTTCTTTTGCTTCAAAAAACATAGTCGAAGAATCAGGTGATTGGTTTGACCAAGTAACTCTCGGAAGACATTCTAAAAAATTATCAGAATCCCTTAAAATATTCGAAAAGACGATAACAGAGGCAATTAAATTACAACAACGTCTTGAATCGGTATATGAAGATATGGGACAAACTCTGAACAAGTATTACGAAATCAAAGATATTAAAAAGAAATAAAAAAGGAAAAAGGTTATGGGTGATTATTACAGTGCTAATCCAAAGACGGCACACGTCAAGGTTAAAGGAAATGGAATGAATATCGACCTTATGTTAAAGATATTCAAAAGAAAGGTGAAGGAAAGTGGTATTCTCGAAGAGTATAAGAGTAGAACAGAATACATCAAACCTTCTGAAAAAAAGAAAGATAAACGAAACGCCTCTCGGAAGAGACAAAGAAAGCTTGACCGAGAACAAGAATAACTAACTCGGTTAATATGATACGACTAAAAAACATACTACTGGAAGAACCAAAATCGCCAAGTGAAGACCCCGATAAAATGCTTGTGAAGAACAAGGAAAGCGGGAAGTCGTATTATATTAGTAAAGCAAGTTTCGACCCTTCGATTCACGAAAAACCAGAAGAAAAAAAGAAAAAGAAAAAAGAAGAACCTTCCACACCTAAAAAAGAAAAAGGTGGTGGTGGTGGTTTAATGGATAAATTAAAGGCCGAGAAGGAAAAATCTTCATCTGGTGAAGAAGAAGAAAAGCCGGAAGAGAAAAAAGAAACACCGTCTCAAAAGTTAGAAAAGAAACTCGGTTCTTTTGTCTTTGTTGATGAAAAAGAAAAAGAGGAAATTGCCGACGATGCTCGGAGTATGAGACCCGACCTCAAAGAAAAACTATTGAAATTCGATTTCACATCATTTTTCAGAGAGTATGATTCTTTAATGGACACACTCGGTGACCAACAGGATAAGAAAGATAACGAAGGTGCAAAAGAAACTGTTATCGCAATAAGAAAAGCTGCTAAGAGGATTCAAGGTGTTGCCATTGCAAAATTGGCAGCACTTTCTACATTCAAAAATGACCCCGAAGTAATAACTGCTTCAAAATATTATCATAATGATTCTACAAGTATAAATGAATTCTTACGCCAAGGTGGTGAAATAAATTGGTCTTTGGAGGATTTGAAGAAGACATTAGATACACCAAATGCAAAAGAAAAATTTCCACTAAAATATAAGATGTATAATGTCCTAACTTTGGATAATCATTTTAAAACAGATGGTGCTAAACTACAAAACGATACTGTTGTTTATCGTGGTGTAAAGGATGATATTTTGAAAAAATTTGTTGAATCTGGTGAGTGGGTTGATAATGGATTTGTTTCAACTTCACTTAATCCACTTATTGCCGAAGATTTTACAGATAGAAATTTGACAACGGGTAACAGAAAAGCAAGAACACCGATATTCAAAATAAACTTAAAACGAGGAAACCCCGTACTTATGTTACCTTGTTCAGAAGATGAATTTTGTATTGAATCAGAAATAACACTTCCTCGTGGTTGTAAATTTACAATAACGGGTAAAGACGAAGAAAAGAACATTTACGATATATCAGTGGAGTTTCCAAATGCCTGATAACAAACAAGAAGAAAAACCAAAACGTGTAGAAAGATTCATCTATTCAGAAGATGATGTTAATCACATTTTTAAGTTGGGAAAAACTGGTGGTGTATTTGATAAAGAAAAATCAAATATTTTACTAAAAAACTTAGTTCCAACCACAAAAAAATCGAATAAATAATTCTGTTACTTATATTTATTTATACAATACTCTATCTCTTATAGAGTCAATTATTATTTTTACTGTTGATTAGAGTTCTTAATAACTTTAAAATTGTTGGAGATTTTTATGACAGACCTATTGAAAGAAGCAATCGCAGATGCAAAGGCAGTACGTGAAGTCGCACTTGCTAATGCTAAGCTTGCTTTGGAAGAAGCTTTCACTCCACGTTTACAATCAATGATTGCATCTAAACTTTCAGAAGAAGCCGAAGAGGAAGAAATGGAAGAAGGTGAATCACACGATGAAGAAACAATGGAAGAAGGAGACGAAGAAGAGGCACCTGAAATGGAAGAAGGTGAATCAGAAGAAGAAACGGTAGAAGAAGAATTTGGTGATGATTGGTTTGAAGAAGAGCCAGGTTCTATGGCAGAAGCCGAAGAAGAAGAAGAGTCACCAAAGATGGAAGAAGGTGAAGATGAAGAAGAGCCAATGGACGAAGATTTGATGGAAATTATCCGTCAACTCGAAGAAGATATGGATTCATCTGAAATCGGAACTGGCGATAACAAGCAACCATCAAAGTATGCTTCTGATGATTCAACAGAAGACAAGAAAGAAAAACTTGTTCAGATGGTTGAAGGTGAAGACGCTCCTGCTGAAGAAAAGCCAGCCGAAGTAGAAGAAGAGTTTGATATTCAAGAAATTCTCCGTGCTCTTCGTGAAGAAGAAGGTGAAGAAGAAAAGGTTGAAGAAGGTGAAGAAGGTGAAGAAGAAAAGGAAATGGCAGAATCTAAGCTTCAAGAAGCATATGCTGTTATTCAATTCCTTCGTGAAAAGATTAATGAAGTTAATCTTCTTAATTCAAAGCTTCTTTTCTCTAACAAGCTTTTCCGCTCACACGCACTTACTGAATCACAAAAGATGACGGTTATTGAGAATTTCGATCGTGCAAAGAGCTTACGTGAAGTCAAGTTGGTTTATGCAACACTTGCTGAATCATTAAAGACATCAAAGGTTAAGCAGCTTAAAGAGTCATTTGCTAGCAAGCCAATTGCAAGCACACGTCCATCAAAGGCTATTCTTAGTGAAGGCAATGAGATGGCATCAAGATTAAGAAAATTAGCAGGTTTAAAGTAACAATTTTTATTGGAGATATATAAATGAGTATTCAACAACTTTTAGGTGCTTCTGCGAATCCGCACAAGCGTCTTATTGAAGAAAACCGTGGCACAGTTAAGAAGTGGGAAAAGACAGGACTTCTTGACGGCATCGGTAGCGACTATGAAAAGAACTCGATTGCAGTTCTTCTCGAAAACCAAGCAAAGCAACTTATCGACGAATCATCACGTACAGGTACATCAGCAGGTTCAGAAGAATGGGCTGGCGTTGCTCTCCCACTCGTTCGTCGTATTTTCTCTGAAATCGCAGCAAAGGATTTCGTTTCTGTTCAACCTATGAACCTTCCTTCAGGTCTCGTGTTCTTCCTTGACTTCAAGTACGGAACAGCACAACCTGGTTTCACAACTGGTGCTGGTAAGGATTCACAAACTGACTCTGTATTCGGTGTAACTGGTAAAGAAGCTAAGGGTGTTGACCCATCTGGTGGTCTTTACGGTGCAGGTCGATTTGGTTATTCTATCAACGAAGCTCAAGTTGTTCTCTCAAAGGCAACTGCACTTTCTGCAACAGAATTCGTAACAGGTTCGGTAACACACGCAACACCAACACTTTGGCAGAATGACACACGTTTCCAAAACACATACTCAGCATCACTTGCTGCTGGAAACATCATGTCTATCACAGTTTCTTCTGGGTCTCTCTTAAACGAAGATGTTGAAGCAATTCGTGCATTCAAGGTTTCTGGTTCAACAATTCTTGGTTACTTCCCACAGTTCACATACGCAAATGCAAATGATTCACAAATCACATTTATCGTATCGGCTTCTGCTGCTCCTGCAACAGTTGGTGTTGCTTACGAAAAGCAACCAACATCAACAACTCGTGGTGACTTCGAAGACACAACAGGTGCAGACGTAAACATTCCAGAAATCAACCTTGAACTTCGTTCTGAGTCAATCGTGGCTAAGACACGCAAGTTGAAGGCTGTATGGACACCGGAATTCGCACAAGACTTGAACGCTTACCACTCAATCGACGCTGAAGCAGAATTGACATCGATGCTTTCTGAGTACATTTCACAAGAAATTGACCTCGAAATCCTCGATATGCTTATCAAGAACGCTCAGACAACAGAAAGATGGTCAGCTCGTATCGGTCGCACATATGATGGTAACACAAACACATTCGGTGACTACGCAACAAACCAAGCTGCAGCTTCGGCATTCAACCAACAAACATGGTTCCAAACACTTGGTACCAAGATTCAAAAGGTATCGAATGCTATCCACCAGAAGACACTTCGCGGTGGTGCTAACTTCCTCGTTTGTTCACCACAAGTTGCTACAATCCTTGAATCAATTCCTGGATATGCAGTTGACGGTGAAGGTATGAAGTTTGCCATGGGTGTTCAGAAGGTTGGTCAACTTAACGGTCGTATCACAGTTTACAAGAACCCATATATGCTCGAAAATCAAATCCTTGTTGGTTTCCGTGGTAGCCAGTTCCTTGAAACAGGTGCGGTATATGCTCCTTACATCCCACTCGTGATGACACCGCTGGTCTATGACCCAACGAACTTCACACCACGTAAGGGTGTAATGACTCGCTACGCTAAGAAGATTGTCCGTCCAGAATTCTACGGTCTCATCCAAGTAGATTCTCTCGGTGACATATAATCTATCTAACAAGATAGAAGTAATTTGAAAAAAGGAGTGAGAAATCACTCCTTTTTTCTTTTGTTACTACATATTTATTTATAGTTAACTAAAACTATTATCATGGAGATTATCATATGTCAAGTTCAATACGTTTAAAAAATTTAGTTAAAGAAAATTCAATGCAGGCAGTTTTAAAAGAAACTCTGCAAAGATTGAATGAAGAAGATGTTGACCCGAAGGTTGAGGACGAAGTAGAAAAGGCATTTAAAGACGCAATGAATAAGGCAATGACTGATTTTTCTGCAGCTGGAAAAGAAGCTGAAAAGAAAACAGACGACGAAAATGCGGTTAAAGCTGCTCTTAAAAAGACACCGGAACTTGAAAAGGTAGCAAATGAATCACTTCGTAGACGTAATAAGGCGCTAATGGAAGGAAACATCAAAGAGCAACAAATAAATGAAATTGGTGTTCTTTTTGCAGTTTCTCTTGCAGTTGCAATACCACGTATAGTTGAACTTGTTGGTAAAGCTGTAAAAGTAATAACAATTGCTATGGGTGGAAAGGGGTCTGTTGGTGATAAACTCGAAAAGGCAGGACATAAGTGGCACGATGTTATCATCAAAATGCTCATGAAAGGTTTAACACTTATTCCTGGTTTTAAGGAATTACCACCCGATAAGCAAGAAAAGATTGCAAAAATCGCCCATACAGTTATTGTTGCTGGTTTGGCTGTTTATTCTGGTACACAAGCTGTTGACGCAGTTATACAAGGTAAATCAGCACTAGCTGGTGTAGAGGGAGCTCTCGCAGCAGTAAAAGCAGGAGAGTTGGGTATTACAAAATTTATTTCTGCCGCTATTGCAAAAATCTTAGGTTGATTATACTTAAAAATAATATACAAAACAGGGTGGCTTCGGTCACCCTTTTTGTTTTAAGATAACTATTTATAGAATATGGAACTAGCAATCAACTACATACAGTTAATCATATCGAGCACCGTTACACTCATCGGTGTGTTTCTCTCGTGGTTCCTAAAATACAAGTATGGCGAATATAAGCACAAAAAGATTAATCGTGAAATTTCTCAATCAAAACTTGTCCAAACAATTATAGAACAACAACTTGATGAATATGGTGCCCAACGTGCCTTTATTTTACAGCGTCACAACGGTGGTAAATATGGCAGTGGTCGTTCTATGAACAAACTATCCACAACATTTGAAGCACTAGAAGAAGGTGTGAGTACCGAATTTAAAGAATATCAAAATTTACCGATTTCACTTTACTCTAATTTTATAGATACCGTTCAAAATGAACGTGCCATATTTCCAACTGTGGAATCCATAGATGATATTTTGACACGAGCATTTTTCATCCAACGAGGAACTAAATCAGCTATCGTTTATCCTATATTAAAAGGTGTAGAATTAATCGGTATAGTTGGTTTTGAGTGGACACATAAAGTAGAAAAGAATATAGAACAATCATATGTTCAGTATAAACAAGGCGGCAAAGTTATAGGAGAAACCCTTTCCAAATTATTGTAGGAGTTTTTATGATAAATGAAAATACAGAAGAGTACATTGATGAAGAAGTCGGCGGTATCGAAGTTTCTGGTATAAAGAAAGGGCGGAAACAAATAAAAAACAAGATACATTTCAACTTATCGTTGAATGCAGAACAAAAAGAAGTAAAGGCAAATATACTCAGAGACACCATCTCTGTTTTAACAGGAAAAGCTGGCTCTGGTAAAACACTTCTTGCAACACAAATTGCTCTTGAACATCTATTCTATCGTGAAGTTGAAAGAATTATCATCACACGACCAACAGTTTCTAATGAAGATATTGGATTCTTACCGGGTGATATAAAGGAAAAGATGAATCCGTGGGTTGCTCCAATCCATGCAAATATGTATATGTTATATGGTAAGCCAAAGATTGAAAAACTCATAAACGAAAACATAATTGAAATTGCACCGATTTCATTCCTTCGTGGTAGAACATTCGTAAATGCGTGTGTTATCGTCGATGAAGCACAGAACGTAACGAAATCACAGATGGAGATGATTCTTTCTCGTCTCGGTACAAATTCGAAGATGTTAATTTGTGGTGATGTTACACAAACTGATTTAAAGAATAAGAAAGACAGTGGTTTCCCATATTTATTTAATATGGTCAACTCTGTTCCTGGTCTTGGTGTATATGAATTAAAAACAAATCACCGCCATCCAATAGTTGACAATATATTGAATTATTTTGAAGAACAGAAATAAGAGAAATAAATGGTAGAAATTCCTATATGGCCTGGTAGTTCAAGTTTCTCAACAGGTAGTACACCGTTCGGATTCTTTGATACCGATGCCACATTTCAAACCGATGCAGATAACGTCGCAGATTGGTGTGCGAAACGTCTTGGTTATCCACTTGTAGACATAGAACTTCAGGCCGGTAACTTTTATGCTTGTTTTGAAGAAGCCATATCTGAATATTCAAACCATGTAAATCAGTTTAATATCCAACAAAATATGTTGAGTATCATGGGAACACCGACCACAAATGAGTTGACCCATAGAAATATCTCAACAAACATGGGTGGTCTTGTTCAATTAGCAACTGAATATGGTTCAGAAACATTTACGAACGGTAATGTTAATTTTTATACTGCATCTATTTCAATTGCAACTGGTGTTCAACTTTATAATCTTGATAAATTGATTCGTGATATAAAGTCACCAACTGGTTCTATTGAAATTAAACGAGTACACCATTATGCTCCACCTGCATCTATTCGTTTCTATGACCCATACTTGGGTAATCAGGCGATGTTAGATACGTTCGGCTTCGGTGCATATTCAACAGGTGTATCATTCATGTTGATGCCTATGTATGCAGACTTACTTCGTATTCAGGCAATTGAGTTTAATGATTTGATGAGAAAGTCATCTTATGGATTTGAACTTATAAACAATCAATTAAGAATACATCCTATTCCTGTAAAAGATTTTACACTTTGGATAGAATACATTGTAAAAGAAGAACGTGCAAATCCGTTGAAATATCCGGGTGGAACAGTATCGGATATATCAAATGCGCCATACTCAAGAATGCAATATGGTAACATCAATTCCGTTGGTCGTCAATGGATTTATCGTTACACACTTGCTCTTGTAAAGGAAAACTTGGGATATATTCGTGGTAAGTACGGAACAATTCCAATTCCAAATGGTGAAACAACTTTGAATGCGGCAGACCTATTAACTGCTGCAAGTGCAGAAAAAACACAGTTGATTGAAGAATTGAGAACAATGTTAGATACAATGACTCGTTCAAAACTTCTTGAAGCAAAACGTGCAGAGACAGAACATTTAAATGTTGCTCTGAACGGAACTCCTTTAAAGATTTATGTGGGATAATAGATGCCATTATTTCACGGACAAAGGGATGCTGGTTTAGTCCATCGATTCAATACAGAATTGATAGTGGATATAATTGACACGGAAGTTGGACTTTATAAACTTTCGTTGGTAGATACAAAAAGTAATATCTATGATGAGTCAGACAAAAAGGTTTATCAATTACCGATAAAACTACCAGCACTTATCAATCGTCAGCCACAGACATTTGAAGGAACGGAGTTTGGACAAGATTATACACAGCCCTGTGACTTTGGATTCATCCGTGAATATCTGAAGAAGGTGAATACTTACATTGAAGTTGGTGACGTAATAGAATACAACGGGGAATACTGGGAAGTCGATGGTATTCTTGAAAATCAATACTTCGGTGGTAAGAATCCTGATTATTCTTTTGCAACGGAAAGATGGGGACATAACGTCTCTATTATAGCTAACACACACTTGACAAGACGTTCTCGTATCCATGTGGAAGAAGTTCGTTCTGCTCCAAGAATGGATAACAACGATTTACCGGATAACATCTAATGAAAAACTCATCCCCATACCGTAAAGCACCGATAAAAAGAACAAGAGATTCTTTCATAGATGATAAAAATTCAGTTGAAAATCCAAGAACAGATTTTGGTCAAGCACGTCATAGAGAAGTTCGTCGGGATAAAGACAAAGTTAAAAGCTTAGGTATAACACTCTATGATGTTGATTTTGCGGTCAAATCGTATATTGACCAAACAATGCAACTTAAAGTTGAAGACAATGGTGAATTCATACCCGTACCAACTTTATATGCAAACTCAGAAAAATGGGCATCAATACAAAAGAACGGTTATCTAAAAGATAAAAAAGGAAAGACACTCGTTCCTCTTATCACATTTAGACGTTCTGCCGTTAACATGAAACAAGAGTTAAGACGTAATAAGGTTGCAACAACAAACCAACTTGGTTACGTTATGCAACAAAAATACAGTAAGATGGCACCATATGATAAGTTCTCAACATTATATGGGTCAAAGAAACCACAGGAATATTATGTAACACCAATTCCAGATTATGTTGATGTGACATATGACTTTATTCTTTGGTGTGAATATCAAACTCAGCTGAACCACGTAATAGAAAATTTTGTATATTATGCAGGTAAATCTTTTGGTGAAAAAAATTTCTTCAAATTTTCTACAAACATAGATTCTATAACGATGGAGGATAATAATACAACTGGTCAAGATAGGGTTGTTCGTGCTACCTTTCAAATAACTGTACACGCATATCTTCTACCAAAAGATGTTGCTGGTGAGGTTACAACAAAACGAGTGGTATCTCCTAATAAGATAAGTTTTGTATCTGAGGCATTTGCAGATATTAATACTGCCTTTGCACAAAATGATAGACTATACAATAGTCAAAACTTTAAATCTCTTAATAGGGACGAACAAGAAAAGTTGGAAGATTTACAAAGAAGGCTAAATGACTTTACTGATAAATCTCTAAACAAGAGTCCAGATGTATATCCAACGGAATTAGATTAATATTTATATTTATAATGTTTCATTTACGATGAGGTTTTTATGTCAGAACAAGTTGGACAAGAATTTGCAGCGGAGGATATTGAAGCTGTGAAAAATTTACAATCAAACTATGCAACCAATACAGCACAGATTGGACAAGTTGAAGTTGAGTTGCATCTTTTGAATAAACGTTTAGAACAAATTCAAGAGTTACGAACGAATTTGTTTCAAACATATGAAGATTTACAAACTAAAGAAAAAGAACTCGTAGAGCAACTAAACCAAAAATATGGCGATGGTGTTCTTGATTTGGATTCTGGAAGATTTATTCCATCTGCTTCGTAATTTAGATTTTTTTATCTATATTTATAGAAGAGATAATTACATCAATTTTTTTTGGAGATAAATAGTGGCTAATGAAAGAATTGTAAGTCCTGGTGTGTTTACGATAGAAAAGGACCTTTCATTCTTACCACAAGGTATTGGACAAATTGGAGCTGCCCTCGTCGGACCAACGATGAAAGGCCCTGCATTTGTTCCTACTGTGGTTGAAGGGTACAACGATTTCGTAACTCAATTCGGTGGCACATATGAGCAATCATACTTGCCTTATACAGCAAAAAGTTATCTGAACAACGCCGGTAGTGCAACTATCGTTCGCGTACTAGGTTCAGGTGGATATACACTTAAACACCCCCTTGCACTCGTTGCAACAGGTAGTTGGGGTAAAAAGTTAATATCTGTTCTTCACCCAACATTTGTTGTTTCAAGTGATGATTCAACATCATTGTTTGCACAATCAACATTGGGTTCTAACAATAGTGGTTCGTTTGTTCTTACAGTTTCTGGTGCTTTTGCAACAGATACATCGGCATTTACAAACGCAATAAATGAAAACGGAATACCATACAGTGCTTCTATTAATCCAGAATCAACTGCATTCGTTGGTGACCTTTATGGATATAACCCATACGGCACACACGCTGTTTACAACTATGTAAACTTCAAATGGCAGGCATCTGCTTCACTTGCTTCTGACGGTGCAACAAGAATATTGATTGAAACTGGTTCAGCATCATCGCCATGGGATTTCAGTGATGATTATCTCGAAGCATATACTCCGTATGTGACTTCACAAAAAGTCGGTGGATTGGCAACAAATCTCTTCCGTTTTGCAACACTTTCACACGGTATTCACGCTAACTATGAAGTTAAAGTCGGTATCGCAAACATTCGTCCAGCTGGCACAATCGCTGGTTCTGAATACGGTGACTTTGATGTTGTAATTCGTTATGTAGACCAATCAAAGGTTCCACAAACACCATTCACAACAGAAGACGATGACCTTCGTCCAAATGTAGTAGAGCAGTTCAAGGTTAACCTTGACCCTAACTCTCCAAAGTATATCTCCCGTGTTATCGGCGATAGATATATCACAGTAACATCTGAAGGTAAAGTTGTTGTAAACGGTGATTATTCGAACAAGTCAAAGTATGTCCGTGTTGAAGTAACGGACGCAGTTAATAACGGTGGTATTTCACCAACATTGGTTCCTTTCGGATTCCGTGCACCGGTATCTCCAATTCCAATCGGATTTACTGCACCTCCTGCGGCATCTTATGTTGCTTCTCAAACAGCTGGTGGTGCTTATAATCGTCGAGTATATTGGGGATTCAGCTATGATTTCTCAAATACAGACAACTTCAACTACCTCCGTCCACTTCCAGTATCTGTAAATCAAACAACTGGTTCAAATGTTGACTTCTATCTTGGCGATTACAATCAACCAGCTGGTGCAAACTTCCCAAGTTCTGCTGGCGGATATAGCTCTTCGATTGACTTAACAACAAATACTGCACTTGACACACGTAAGTTTATGATTCCGTTCCAAGGCGGATTTGATGGACACAAGCCACATCTTCAAAAGAAGACAGGTACATACATCGAAGCTGGTAACACACAAGGTTTTGATATTTCTTCAACAGGCGCTGATGGTTATACATCATATAAGAAGGGTCTTGACGCAATATCTAACTCTGATGAATTTGACATCAACATGATTGTAACTCCTGGTGTTCTTCACTCGTTGCACTCACCAATCACAACATACGCAAAGGATGTTTGTGAAGACCGTGGTGACGCTTTCTATGTGATGGACGGTAACGCTATCGCTGACAATATCGCAACAGCTGTTTCAACTGTTGAAGGTCTTGACACAAACTATGCGGCTACATACTATCCGTGGGTTAAGATTCTTGACTTCGATAGAAACAAGCCAATTTGGGTTCCACCGTCTGTTGTTCTTCCGGGTGTTATTGCATTCAACGACCGTGTTTCTGCTGAATGGTTCGCTCCTGCTGGTCTGAACCGTGGTGGTCTCACAGAAGTTCTTGAAGTTAAGACACGTCTTACACACTCAGAGCGTGACACACTTTATGAAGGTCGTATCAACCCAATCGCAGTATTCCCATCAACAGGAGTATGTGTATGGGGTCAGAAGACACTTCAAGGTCGTCCATCTGCTCTTGACCGTATCAACGTCCGTCGTCTCTTGATTGCAGCTAAGAAGTTCATCGCTTCGTCTACACGTTACCTTGTATTCGAACAAAATACAACACAAACACGTACACGATTCCTGAACATCGTAACTCCTTACTTGGAGTCGATTCAACAACGTCAAGGTTTGTATGCATTCCGTGTTATCATGGATGAGTCAAACAATACACCTGACATCATCGACCGTAACATTCTTTATGGTCAATTGTTCTTACAACCTGCGAAGACTGCTGAATTCATCATTCTTGACTTCAACATTCAATCAACAGGTGCGGCATTCCCAGGTGCTTAATGAAATAATAGGGGGAGTTGAAATATACTCCCCCAATTTTTTAAAAGCATCATATTTATATGAAAGAGATTTTTAAACTTGGAGAAATAAATGGCTGAATTACTGGATCCTACCGAAGTATTTTTTACCCCATATGAACCGAAACTTGCTAACCGGTTTATTATGTACATCGAAGGTGTTCCTGCTTATCTCATCAAAGGTGCAAGTAGACCAAACATTAACTTTAACCCTATCACACTTGACCACATCAATGTGAAGCGTAAGGTTAAGGGTAAAGGTGAATGGCAGGATGTCACTATCAAGCTATATGACCCAATCGTTCCATCAGCTGCACAGGCAGTCATGGAGTGGGTTCGTCTATCACACGAGTCTGTAACAGGTCGTGATGGTTATTCTGACTTCTATAAGAAGGACATTACATTCAACGTTCTTGGTCCAGTTGGTGACAAGGTTGAAGAATGGACTTTGAAGGGTGCGTTTATCACAGCAACAACATTTGGTGATATGGATTGGTCAACAGATAACTTTGTTGAAATTTCCCTCACACTTGCTTACGATTACGCAATCCTCCAATACTAAAATTTAGTAAGGAAAACTTTGTGGGTATCTCGAATTTTTTCGGGATACCCATATTTATTTATACGAACAATATTGTTTAATTTAGTTACAGGATTATGTTATGGCACAGTTACCAACTGGTTATGAAGCCCCAAAAAATGCTATGGAAATGAGTGACGAAGAACTCAAAGCCAATTTGATGGCAGATTTCAAGCAAACTTCAGTCAAGAAATCAAACTTTCCAACAGAAATTGTCCCACTCCCGTCCAAAGGTTTACTTTACCCAGAGGGACATCCACTTGCAGACGGTACTATCGAAATGAAGTATATGACTGCAAAGGAAGAAGATATTCTCACATCACAGAACCTTATTAAACAAGGCGTGGTATTAGATAAATTGTTTGAGTCACTCATTGTTACTCCAATTAATTATGGTGACCTTTACGTCGGTGATAAGAACGCAATCATGGTTGCAGCAAGAATTTTAGGTTATGGCAAAGATTATGTAGTAGAAATTGACGACCCGTTTTCACCAGGTACTAAACAAAAAGTTACAATTGATTTGACTCAAATAGAGCACAAGGAGGTGGATTATTCTCTATTCGAGCACAGGAAGAATGAGTTCGACTTCCAACTGCCTCAGTCGAAACGGGTCGTCACATTTCGTTTGATGACTCATGAATTGGAAAAACAAATTCAAACAGAAATAAAGAGTATGAACAAAACACAAGTTCGTACTGGAATTGATAGAGAATTAACAACAAGATTGAAAAATATCATTGTTGCTATTGATGGTGAATCTGGTAGGGCAACTGTAAATAATTTTGTTGATAACGAATTGTTTGCGGTTGATTCACGAGCTCTTCGTGCTCATATCAAGGATATGTCACCTGACCTTGATATGGGATTCACATTTATTTCAGATACTACTGGTGACGTAAAGGAGATGGAAATCCCTATGGGAGTTTCATTTTTTTGGCCTGGGAATTGATTATAAATTAGCATTACACGAGGAGATATTCTCTTTATGTTATCATGGTCAAGGTGGGTTCACTTGGGATGAAGTTTATGGATTGCCTATACATTTGCGAAGATTCTATATTAAAAAGATTATAGATACAGTCGAGGCAAAAAACAAGGCACAATCAGAATCACAAAGAACATCAACTTCAAAATCAAAACCACCAAGTTTTAGACCTAAATAGTTTTTGGTTCACATATTTATATGTATGTGGACCATTTTTTTATATGGAGTTTATTATGGAATTGAAAGAGGCACTATCTAAAACAATCGTAGATTATATTTCAAAAGGAAAAATTGGAAGCTTAGAACGTGCATTTAAACAAGACGCTGTTTTAAGTAGTTATATCCAAGATTATTGGAATTCTCATAATGATTTTATGAAAAGAATAGATATGTGGTGCAAAAAATACCCAGAATCCTGTAAGAAAAAAGTTTAACTGGATTTATAAATGGCAAAAGAAACACAAAATAATAAGAATGATGGTGAACTTATAAAACTTCGTCGTCAAGAACTTGGTGTAACACAAGAGATAATGAATCTTCGTAAGAAATTAGAATCATTATCCGCTCGTGATTTATCAAACATCAAAGAAATTGAAAAGTTAAAAAAGAGTATTTTAAATCTTGAAACAAAAAAATCGGAAATATCTAAGAAGCTGATTGATTCTGATGAAAAAGTAAAAAAGATTAAAGAAGATACTTTAGATACTGTTGAAAAAACGGCAAAAAAGGAAAAAGAACAAGTTGATTTGACAAAAGAACATCAAAAGCAACTTCGTGAAAATAAAAAGATATTGAACGATGTTCAAGATACAAGTGCCGATATTCAAAATTTAACTAAACAATTACTTAAAGATGATAAATCGAGAAATGACCTTGTAGACAGATTAAATGGTGCGTACCAAGTAAGTCAAGGATTAGTACAATCAATACAATCGGGTGTAAAAGATACATCCGAAGAGTATAAGAATTTTGTCTCAATCGGTAAAGATGTACAAAGTTTACTCTTATCATCGGTAAATCTAGAAGCACAGATAAATGAATCCAGAAAAATGGCATCTCAAGGTATGTACGACGAAGTAGATGTCAGAGAACAAGAAAGTTTATTAAGAAAGATAAATATAGAACTTGAAGATGAAGACGTAAAACTTACAAAAGAAAAACGAGAACAACTTGAAATGGCAAGGGATATTGCAATGGAATCAATAGATATTGCCAAGAAACAAAATGAAATAAATGAAGAGGCCGCGAAAATAGCAGAGGGTCATAACAAATCCATATCCAATTCAAGTGAATTACTTGGTGGATTATTTGATAAAACAGAAGGTCTTGTTAGTAAATTACCGGGTGGTGATAAATTACTCAAGGTTTTTGGATTCGAAAAGATGAAATCTCAAATAAATGAAAATCTTGGCGGAACTTTAACAAATGTAATCAATGGATTTAAAGAAGGTGGTGTATCTGGATTCAAAGCACTTGGACAAGGTGCAATGCAATTTGGGAAAACATTGTTGATGGGCCCACAGGCTGCAATATTTGGAATACTTGCGGCAGTTGCACTTGTTGTTGATATGTTTATGGATTTAGATGGTGCTGTATCTGAAGTACAAAAAGAACTTGGTGGAACAAAAAAGGAAGCCCTTGCTGCTCATGAAGCGGCACATGATATGGCGCACGAGATGAATCTCGTCGGTGTTAATACGAAAGAAGTTGTAAAGGGTATGTCAACTGTCTCTGAAATTATGGGCGGTATAGACGTTAAGAATATGATGCAGGCACCTGGAATGAAAGAGATGGTAAAGGATGCAACTCTTCTTTCAGAAAAATTTGGTATGTCAAAAGAAGAAATCGAGAACGTACATACTCTTTCTACAATAACTGGCAAATCAATGTCAACACTTGCAGGAGAAGCTATTCAAGTTGCAGGTGGTGTAATGAAAACAAAGGATGCTGTTAAACTTCTTGGTGGTATATCAAAAGATGTTGCTATTTCATTTAAGGGCGGTACAAAAGAACTTATAGCCGCGGCAGCAAAGGCAAAATTACTTGGTACTGATTTAAAGAAAGTTAAAGATATTGGTATGGGTATGTTGGATATTGAAACGTCTCTTGAAAAGGAGATGGAAGCCCGTGCCATACTTGGTAGAGATATTAATTTAGATAGGGCAAGAGAAGCTGCATTAAGCGGAGACGTTGCAACACTCCAAGACGAATTATTAACACAGGCTGGTTCACTTAAACAATTTCAAGATGGTGGTCCTCTAAAACAAAAAGCACTTGCCGATGCTATGGGAATGACGGTCGAAGAAATGACCGATATGTTGACTAAGGCCGAGGAAATGAATAAACTCGGATTAGACAAACAACTTCAAGAAAAATTAGCAAATGCAACTGCCGAAGAAAAAGCTGCAATTTACAAAAAACAAGCAGAAACTCTACAAGGAGAAGCGAGAGATTTGGCACTTCGTAAAGCCGCCGAAGAAGAATCCGCATCAACGGCTGAAAAGTTCGGCGATATAATGACCAAGATAAAAGAAACTGCCATGAAATTGGTAACTCCAATTCTTGATATGGTTCATGGTTTAATGGATGGTGCCACACAGGGCGGTGGACTGTTAGACGTTTTTGATGGAATAATATCAACACTTAAACCAATAATGGAAATCATCTTCGGTATAGGTAAGATAATATTTCAGAGTTTGATATTTCCATTCAAACTTGTCTTTTCGATTGTTTCGCCTATAATAGATGCGGTAAAAGAAGTCTTCTCTGCATTCAGTTCTGGTGAAAAAGATGCAACCAGTATTTCAGATATATTCGATGGTATAGCTGGTGTGATGTCTACAATACAAGATGTAGTTGGTGGTATAGTTAAAGTATTTATCGGTGGTTTAATAGAACCGGGTAAAATACTTTGGAAATCAATTATAACACCATTGTGGGAAACATTTAAGGGAATATATGATACACTTTCAAAGGCATTCGAACCTTTGTTTGCTGCAACCGGAGAAGGTGAAAAAACCGCAGGAGTTATGGAAACTATAAAAAAAGTTATTAGTTCACTTTCACCTGTACTTGAAGTGATAGGTGGATTAATCGCTGGTGTAATCATGAAGCCATTTGAAATGTTCGCCAATTTAATACAAATTGTGATTAAATTGTTTACAGGTGACATGACAGGTGCCGTTGATAAATTAGGAGAGTATCTCTTTGATTACTTTCTTGGTATCCCAGAAATGGTAATCACTGCTGTCTCAAAAATAATAGATGGTATTTTTGGAACAAATCTAACGGCAGGTGTTACTGACTTTTTTGCATTTATAAAAGATGGGTTTAAGTCTATTGCCGGATTAATTGAACCTATATTTGGATTTATCAAGAAAATTGGTGGACTCATTATTGACAACATAATGGCACCATTTAAATTTGTATGGGGGATACTTGGTGGAATTGGTAAAATGTTTACCGGTGATTTCATGGGAGGACTAAAACAAATCGGTAGTGCAATTACTGAATACATAATGACACCTATTAATTTTGTTAAAGGTTTATTTGAAGGATTTGTTGGTCTGTTTACGGGTATAGCAGATAAGATAAAAGGAGTAATCAAAGATTTACTACCAGGATGGGCATTGGATATATTAGGATTGGGTGAAGAGTCTGCACCAGCAACATCTGGTGGTAGCAAATCAGAGTCAGTTCAAGTTGCAGCTGCGGCGAAGGGTGGTGAAGTTGCAAAGGGTGGTATGATGTTAGTTGGTGAAAAAGGACCGGAGATTGTTACATTACCACAAGGTGCCTCTGTTGCATCCACCAGTGCAGGAGAACAAACTGGTGGAATATTAAGTGCAATGGGTGTTGACGATATGGGTGGCACATCTGGTGGAATCGCCACATCAGGAAACGGTGGTGGTAATAATATGTCAAATGTAGAAAAGAAACTGGACACACTTATTACATTATTCTCACAAGCTGCAAACCAACCAACAGTTATCAAGTTTGGTGATAAGACCGTGGAAGAAATTAAAGGTCAACTAAACTTCAAAAAAGCATATACGATAGGAACGGATAATAGTTATGGTCGTTCAATCTAATAATCCAACGTTTTAGATATTTATTGTAAATAACAGGTATCAAAATGGCATTATTAGATTTATCATCCGACTTATCAAGATTTCGTTCCGAAACTTCAAAAGAGGCAAAAAATACTCCTGAAGCTTCGAAGGCAACGAACAATAAGAATTTTGCAACGATGCAACCTATAACTCAAAAGTTGTCATCGTTCTCCCCTACAATCAATAAGGTTGAAACCAAAAAGTTAGAAGACAATCTTGGTTCCACCCGATTGGATGATATACGTAAATTTGCGATGGAGAACCTCCTAATAAATTCTGTATCCAGATTCTCAGATGTAAATCTTGCCTTTAAAGAAGAAAGTTTAGGACAGATTTCAACAGAACAAGTTGCATCCAGATACAACAAATTGCAACAAGGTGGATTTGTTAGTCGCCTTGATAAATCAAATACTCTTGTTGTAAAGACAACACAAGGAACAAACAATCTAACTTCTCCAATTGATATAGTTGTAAATAAGAATGATGCATCGGATAACATTCAAAATCCGAATATAAACATCACACCGTCTAAACTTACATTTGACCGAGCAAACACAACTCCAAATATCAAACCAGTTGTTGGTGATGCCACAGATAATATCACGAATCCAAACATTGATATAATTCCGGGTCAACTTACATTTGATAGAAGTAACTCAAGTCCAAATATTTCGGTAAACAAAAATGATGCATCCGATAATATTACAAACCCAGATGTTGTAATCAACAATGTTCCTTTAACATTTGATAGAACAAAGTCCAGTCCAAATTTAGTTATCAAACAAGATGATGCAATTGACAATATCACAAATCCAAATGTTGATATAGTAAAGAAGGCACTTTCATTTGATAGAACAAAACAATCTGTAAACATTAATACTGATTTGGTTTCTCCGATTAACAACATCGTTGACCCAAAGATTGCACTGGAAACAACAACACTTGTTTTTGATAGAAAGAATGAAACACCAAACATAATAACCGATACAATAAAAGAAGGTTTGGTTACTGACCCTAATACAAAAACATTCAAAGTCGAGAATGGTAAATTCCATTTGACAGATGAAAGTAGATTGAATCCTGATGGTATGCCAATTAAATTTGTTGTATCATCAAAACTTGTAAACAAAAGACCACAACAAGATGTGGATGTAAAAGTTTACAATCAACAATCACAACAACTAAAGGACAACAGTCGTTTAAATGTTGATAAGGTAGAAAAAACAATACCATCTGGTAGAAATGAAGACCCAAACAAATCAAAGTTTGCAATAATTGGAACTCAAAGTGTAAACTTCTTCCCAGATACAAACGGAAGTGGATTTACAACAAAACCACAAAAAGGTGTTTCTCTTTATACAGACAGTTCTGAATATAGTTGGAAAGGTAGTAGAAACGATGCACCTTCAACGAATTTCATTACAGATGTAAATGGAGTTGGTTTCAATACATTTGTTAAGAACAATGAAACTCTTTACAAAAATGAAACATCCATTTATGGTTTCACTAAGATACCAGAAACTAATTTCTTTGATGTTAATCAAAACTATACAAGTGAAGGATTTAAATCTTTTGTAAGTCAATTGAAATCGGTGTTTCAAAAAGACTCCTCATCTTACACATTTAAAGGTAGTCCACAAAATGCACCTGAAACAAACTTCTTTGATGTTTCTGGTAACAACACATCAAAAGGGTTTGAAAAGTTTACACAGCAACTTGTAAGTAGATACATTAAAGATTCATCAAGATTTGATTTTGATGGTTCAAACCAAAATGCACCTGAAACAAACTTCTTTGATGTTAATGGAACATATACAACAAAGGGATTTGAAAAATTTACTCAAAAATTACAAAGTAAGTATGTAAGAGATGTTTCTGCATTTGGATTTGCTGGTTCAAAACAAAGTGCACCAACTACGGATTTTTTTGATAATTCAAAGGCAAGTGGATTTACAAAGTTTCCACAAAAAATGCAATCGGAGTATTCAAGAGATTCTTCCGAATTTATATTTAAGGGAACAACACCGAAAGCTGTAAATTTCTTTGATAATACATCGGCAGATGGATTCACGAATAAGATTGGTAAACTTGAAAGTAAATATAAGAAAGACATTTCTGGTTTTACATTTAAGGGGACTCTACCAAAACCAGTTGATTTCTTCCAAAATACAAATGCAGTTGGATTTGAAAACAAGATACAACAAAATGTAACAAAATACAAAAAGGATAGTTCCAATTTTACATTTAAGGGAACAACTCCAAAATCAGTTGACTTTTTTGATAATTCAAATGCAACTGGATTCACTAATAAAATCGCTAAGAATGAAACGAAATACATTCCAGATTCAAGTGAGTTTACATTTAAAGGTTCTTCGCAAAATGCACTGACGGTAAATTACATACCAGATACATTCAATGCTGGATTTACGAAGTTTCCAAAGTCATTAGAATCGGAATATATAACAGATGTTTCAAGATATGGATTCAAAGGAACTCGTGCAACTGCACCGAATGCAGATTTCCTAACAAATACAAATGGAAAGGGATTTACAAATTTAGTACAATCATTAGAAACAGATTACGATGTAAAATCAAGTAAGTTCACTTGGGTAGGAAGTAGACAACAAGCACCTGCCGTTGATTTCTTCAAGATACCCGGTAACAATCCAAATGGAATTAGTGGATTTGATACATTATTTGATGATAAAACAAAAACAAAATACTCAGATAGTTTATCATCACTTTCAATAGAAAGTTCAAATAACAAATCAACCGTTAGAAATGTTCCGTTTACAACGTTCTTTGGTTACAGACCCGCCGAACGTTCTGGATTTATGGTAAACATGAGTACATTTGATGGTACGTTATATCCTATAATAGAACCAAAATTAAAATATAGCGATAGTCAAGGAACAAGATTTTCCGTTGCATCTGCACGGTCTGTTTCTGGTGGATTATCGAGTGTTGATTTAGAAACATATGCACCACTTTCTCTTGGTAAAAGACCGTGGGCAAATGGAACATTGTTTTCAACACTTGACACACAAGTACCGAATATAAAGACAAAGGGAATTGCAGGTTCATACTCAAACAAATACGAACGTGGTGTAAAAGATAACACAGAACGCCAAGGGTATCTTACAAAATGGGCAACCACAAGAAATTCACCATCTCCTTTAGATGAGCAGTATCTTAAATATAAGCTTCAAAACGAATCCGTAAATAGAGAAGTTGCTGCATTTAATCAACCATATGTTGTTCGTGGAATTCAACGAGATGGTGCAGTTGAAAATCAACGTTGGGGATTTGGTGTAACATTTGACGATGGGATAGTTCGAGGTGGTGCGGTAACACAAGCGGAAAGAATACTTCAAGATGTATTTCGTATAGGTAAATTCACTGCAAGTGTTAAAGGCGGATTATTCGTAGTAAAACAACTTGGATTACAGGCAATGAATCCGGCCGTTGATGTTGACCCTAAAACTCCAACGAGTGGATTGTTTGGAGTATCTGCAACATTAGGATATAATCCATTAACGATGTTGGCAAACGTGGCAACTGCAAGAGGTGGTGTTCATTTAGCAAGACATGGTTTGTTCCCATTTGACTCGGACTACTTAAACAAATACGGAAAAGCAACTTCAAATAGAGAATTAAATCAGAGATTTATAGACCCTGCATATAAAGCATTTGAAAATTTAGCAACACCAAATGAAGCACTAAGAGACCCCGGTGGTTATAGTAGATTGATTGGATTGATGAAAGAACTTTTACCAAATTCATTCAAACCTACTAATAAAGAAAAATCACCAAGTATGGCACAACAACTAAAAGAATTGGTTGGTATATCTTCTATTGCAAGAATATCCAGTACATTTGGTGGTGCCCAATCTTATTTTGGAATCGGTGGTACATCTATTCGTCGTGCAGGTCACCCATATTTGACAAATTACACAACATCCCCAACATTGGAGAAATCTGTTTCTGGCGGTACAGCCGAAGATATTTTAAACGCAGTATCACAGACACAACCGCAATATTTGGATTCTGCAAAAAGAGATACATATTATGCAGCAACAAAAGTATATGGACAACAGGATGTTGGTAATATTGGTGAAAAGGACTTAAAACAACTTACTTATACTTTGGGTGGAGCAAAAATATCCGGTGAAGAAAGTAATAATGGTGATAGAAATAAGATTGGAATCCAGTCAGAAATAATTGATGGTATAGAAAAATATAATCCATTCACCCCAAAATATCCTGTTCCTGCCGATAAGTTTAAGAAAAAAACAGGAAACACTTTTAAAGAAACTTTAAATGATGGACCCAATCCATATGATGTGGATTCATCAAATCTAATAAAACAGTATAGAACGGTATCTTATGGTAAACTTCAAAAAGCAAAGAAAGGTGTTGCAGGCAGGTCTAACACATTTAATGATTTTAGACATGATTTGACATTAAGTGGCTCAGAGTCGTTTATAACAAATCCAAGCGTCGCAAGATATGATTCTCGTAATTTAGAAGATTACTTTGGTCTTGGTAAACAAGGGAAAGTTGGTGCTCAAAGAAATTTGCCTTTCGTCACAAACATAGAATATAGAGCTGGTTCTACACAACCAATTGTAAAATCAAACCAAGAGTTTAGAGGCGATAGAATCAATATAATAGATTATAAACGTCATGATAAGCCTCTATCAAAAGATTTGGTATATGAAAAAGGAACTTATAATAATGCGGCACTACCAGGTGCGGAAGATTTCGTCGAATTTTATTTCAGCTCCATTACATTAAATGGTAGCAAAAATAATCCAGCAGAGGCAATAGTATTCCGTGCAACATTTGATAGTATAACAGATAATCATAAACCAAGCTGGAGCTCCGTTAAATACATGGGACGGGCAGACCCACTTTATGTTTATCAAGGATATGAGCGTTCTATTTCATTTGGATTTACCGTTCACATCGGTTCTCGTGACGAAATGAAGGCATCTTGGAGAAAGTTAAATTATCTTGCGTCTTGGACTGCACCTGAATATACAAAGGCCGGTTTTATTAAAGGGCCGATGATTAGATTGAACATAGGTAATTTATACAGAAAAATGCCTGGTTATTTGGCAAATCTTACATATACTTTCGATAATACACAGACAAATTGGGAAACCGCAAAGTTGGTGGAAGACCAAAAACTATCAGGACAAAATTCATCATTATCAATGCCTGGTGTTTTACAATTACCAAAAACTATTCAAGTTTCTTGTGAGTTTGTCCCAGTTGGTGTATATCGACCAGAATATGGTGGAACTATGTATTCTCTATTTGATGATACAACTGGTGGTGGTATAGAGAATGGATTGATGCCCACTGAAAAGGGTAAGGTAAATTATTTTAAAACGTTTGATAATGATACTCTCGATAGTAGTGACAATACTGCATATTTACCAATACCACCTGGTAAAGAAACAGAAATACCAACTCAAACTGGTAACGTTGACAAATTATTTGATGTAAGTGGAAGCTCAGTATAAATAAGGATTTAAAAAATGTCAAACAGATATGAAAAATCGTATTTAATACCAAATGCTAGGAAAGTAGAATCTGACGGAAATGTAAAAACTGTCCGTAGAATCTCCACAGTAATGTACCCCAATTTTAATACACCTGAAGATACACAAATAGTTTCACAGGAAGGTGATAGATTAGACCTCCTAGCGAAAGAATATTACGGTGATGAAAGTTTATGGTTTACAATTGCTCGTGCAAATGGTTTAGGTAAGGGCAGTATGATGGTCCCAGCTGGGAAAATAATTAGAATACCATTCTATCAAGATTTTACAGGTATAAGTGCACTGTTAAATAGTTTCAATGAGGATAGATAATGCCAAAAATTGGTGAGAAATATGTAAATCCATTTTACCAACAGGTGGATGGTTTTGTTAGAAATGAATTAAATACCCGTGCCTCCTATTACGGTAGAAGAGTACGGAGTGCTGGTCAATCTGTTCCTAAAAATCTTCTTTGGTCATATGAAAAAGTTGCATGGGGACACGTTATTTCGGTCGATTATCCAAATATTAAACTTGGATTTCCTGGGTCAAAGGTGATGTCAGATAAAGAGGGTAATTTGACACTATATAGTTCACAACGCAACGTTCCTAAAAAACCACTTTTGACAGGAATAGAAATATCAAACGAAGGAACTATGGGTTCTCTTTTAAAAGGTAAATTTACCTTTACAGTTTTTCCAGTATTGACTTCAAATGGATTTGATTTAGGAACACTTGAAAAGGCATTTTTTACACCAGGTAAAGAAGTTGAAGTTTCTTGGGGATGGAGTGTTGCTGCAAATAATCAACAAGCTTGTTCTCAACAATTTACTGGTATCATTTATAATTTCAACTGGACGTTTAATAATGATATGTCTATAACTGCCGATGTTTCTATTGTATCTGCTGCAAGTATAGCAATGGGTCAATCGGGTGACCAATCCGTCCTTAAAAAAGAGGAAGGACAAGAAGGTTCTGACCCAGCTGGTAAGGCATTAAACCCCGGACAAAATCTTATTAAAGTAATTGACAATGATTTGGCACAACTCACGGGTTCAAATATTCTGACAAAAGGACAATCAAAATACATAGGTGTAAAAGATACCACTTCAAAATATTTGGATTATATTGTAATAGGACTACCATTTCAAGAATCGGCCGATAGTCAAACTAATCCTAATCAAAAAACTCCACCGGTAGATAAAACTTTTTGGTATGTATCACTCGGTCGGATTGCTGAATTTGCACAAAAATTAATATCGGATACGGAGTTTGCCCGAATATACTCAATACAATGTGTTAATAATGAAACTGATTATAACAAGGATATAAAGTCCGCATATCCAATTGACGTTTATTTTCCAGATAATGAAATGGGTTCATACGGAGACCTACAACCATTTCCAGATTCTGGAAATTCTCAATTAAGAACATTTTTTAACGATTCTGGTGTTGGTAGTGTTCAAGAAAATGTAATCAATATAGGAAATATCTTACTTGGAGTTGATTATGTTAAAAAAACATATGGAGAGTTTGTAGTAGATAATGCAACAAATATACCTTATAAGAATATAACAAATTTCTTTGATACTCTTATAAAAAAAATAAATGTGGCGAGTGGTGACATTTATCAATTAACTCCACAAATGTACGAACCAAGACCACCGTCTGGAAAAATAAATTCAACTGCTGAAAAAATTGGTTCAACGGACTCACCCAAAGCGATTCTTTCAATAGAAGATTCGAATCTATCAAAAAAACATACTGAAACAGTGATTCCATACAAATTTGAAGGCACTATATTTAAACCACTAATCAAAAACATACAAATTTCATCAAAACCACCAGGACCTCTCGCAACAGCAGCATTCGTACAGGCTAGAGACGGGAAGGCAACTCCTGTTAATAGTGATGTTTCAACATCAAGAAAGTCTGACAAAGAACTTTCTAAATTCACCGAAGAGTATAAAAAAACTGAAGATGAAATTAAAAATAGTGTAAAAGATGCATATGCCACTGGTTTTAATGATGCTTGGTCAGAGGGTTATCGTGGGAATCTTGTAAAGATAAAAAAATTAAAAACTGAACCTAATGGTAAAAATGGCGCACACTGGTTGAATCAGGCAATTTATCCAGTTGATTTATCCATAACAATAGACGGTATATCTGGATTTAAATTTGGTGATGTTATTACCACAACTCTAATTCCAAAAGAATATTATGAAAAATACAAAATGGTTTTTACTGTCACTAAAATAACACATAGTATAAAAGATGGAACATGGGAAACAACACTAAGTACAAAATCTCGAATCAGTATGGATGGTACAGAAGGTAATCAGAACATGGGATAAATTATGGCATTTCGTAAAAAAATATATTACCCCGAAAATCAAATTGAGAGAAATCTTTTCACAAAAGGAAAAGAGTGGATGACTCTTGACGATTGGAAAGAATACAATGGGTTTTATCACCAGTATGCAACTGGTGAAGTTTTTACAGAAAAAGACTGGGACCCGATACGTTCAAAGGCATTAGTTCGATATAGGGATAAACAAGAATCTTATTTTAAATACTTAGACTTAAAACATTATACTGTTGTTGGTGGTGAGAAGAAATTGATAATCGGTGGTGGTGGAAATCAATTTTATAGATATGTTGCACCTCGTGCAGTTAAAAGATTGCCAACCGAAGTCGAAAAACAAGACGGAGTAATGACTCGTTATTTTGTTTACAAGAGAAATGAACCAAATCGTGTGTTTTTTGAAGTAGATAAAGACCAGACAGACGATTATGAAAGAGACCATACAGGTATTAATCAGTATTTATATGGGTTGGTCGAAGTGCCTTGGAAAATAGATGGACCAGAGAAAGATGTTTATAAAAACGGTTTAGTCATAACGCCCGGTGTTATAGATACAAATCTAAGAATTGTTGATAGATTCTCGGAAAAATTTCCTATATTAAGGAAACTTTTAAATAACCCACGAGAATTTACAAAATACGATAAGTAGAGTTATGTTTCAAGATACCCCAAGTATCTGTATTCCATTCTTTTCAAACAACAATCTACATCCATCCCAAACGGAAGTAGTCGGTTTGTATTTATACTTTACTAATGGAACAACACGTTTAATAAACTTCACCCATCCAGATTCACTTTCATCTGAGTATGACCTGTCCAATATAAAACTCCACAGAAATTCACTTGTTCTAAACAAAAAAAGTATGTTATATCATACTTTTGAAGAAGGTATAGACCTAAATTCATATCTTCATTATTATATCCATGACCACATCAATATACAAGAATATTATCCAACTGTCATGGAGAATTTCTATTCTAGATTTTATGAATCAAACAAGCTAACTAAAATCATACCACTTTCAAAATTGATTGAGTTTGCAGAGAACATCATTCTATTCGTACTTCCGTATTATAAACCAGAAAAGATTTCACAGGAATGTATCGATTACTGTGAGGAATTTACATACAACTTTAAAAAGATAGAGGACGAAGAAATACCATTTGGTGACGATATGAAAAAGCAAAACTATATGTGGTACACCGCAACTTCACGTCCAAGTAACTCATGGAACAACTTTAACTTCTCTGCCCTGAATAAAAATGATGGTACACGTAATAAGATTCATTCTAGATTTGAAAACGGGAAGATAGTTCAGTTTGACTATGATGCTTTTCACATCAAACTACTGGCAAAGATTCTTGATTATAAGTTCACCAAACATCCATATGAAGAAATAAAAGAAGAGTTGGGACTGGATATTCCATATGACGAAGTAAAGTCAAGGGTATTCCAAAACATCTATGGAACAATTACAGACCAATTCTTACAACACCCATTCTTCCAAAGAGTTCAAGCAATGATTGATGAACTATATCAAGAGTATGTTGAAAAGGGATATACGGAGTCATATTTCTATCATAAGAGATTCCGTGAAATAGAAGACCCAACACCAAATAAGGTCTTCAATTACTTCTTACAATCATTAGAGACGGAATATAACGTTCGTAAATTAAAAACCGTTCTACCGATGTTACAAGACCAAAGAACGGTATTGTGTATGTACCTCTACGATGCCTTTGTATTTGATGTTCCATCTGATGAAATGGAATTTATACCACAACTTAAACGAGTATTTGAAACGGATGGTATGACTACTAAATGCTCTATCGGTGAGAATTTTGGTAGTATTAAAGAATTTAATTGATATTTATATGTATCCAAAACTATATGTAAAGGTGATTTATGAATGAGGTAATAGACGAAATAGTGAATGAATGGTCAAAAAGAATACCGTCTGGTATAATCGATATGAACAATCAAAATCATTTAGAAGAACTATTTCGTGTTATGGAGAGTTACATTGGAGACACGCAAATCATTCAGGAGTGGATAGATAATATGAAGAGGTTCTAATTTTGTATTACAAATGAGAGAGAGGTATTGAAGACACAATTGGTATGTACGTTCGTAAAAAAGCATCAGATAGAAAATACAATAGATGATATAGTTGATAACTTTTCGGTATTAAATAATAAAGTATTCTTACTGAGGTCAACCACAGTTCAGAATGAACTTATATTATCATATAATGTTATATTGGATTCACACAAAAACTTTTTACCTGGCTCGATACTCGTTCATCGTAAAAAAGAAACAAATACAATTTACACGATTAATGCACTGAACGAGTTGATTATGAATTTAAACAATGGTGTCCTTGATAAATCATTCCCAATAGAATGGGATAGATACAAAGACACGATGTTGTTGAAAAAACCAGATGGTCTTAAAACCTTGCAAATAGAAG